TTTCGTGCTAGGACTGCTTCTTCGAAGGTGTGGCCTAGTGCTTGGGCTTCTGGATCGTTTCGTACACTGTCTTTAGCCATGTTGTCGACGGCTTTTTCAGCGTCTTTAAGTTCGTTGACTTTGACTTGTACACGCTTTTTGGTTGAGGTTTTGCCACCTTTACCGCCTTTTGCGATGTCGGCTTTGGCTGCTTTGATGTTGTCGAATCGGTTTTTTAGGATTGCTAGTGCGCCGGGGTCGAGCTGGCTCATTAGGTAGGCGAAGTTTTGGTCTGCGAATGCTAGGTTGAGTCGTTCTCCGGTTAGGTTTACGAGTAGGTCTTTGTCGAAGACTTGTTTTAGTCCGCCGTCGAATAGTACTTGGCCGTAGGCGTCGAGGCGTTCTCCGGTGTATGGGAGGGCGTTGATTTGGTCGACTAGTTGTTGGGTTAGTCGGAAGCCGTCTGTGCGGGACATGGCTGCAGCTACGAGCATCATTTTGTTGTTTTCAGCTACTAGTGCTTGGATTACTGCAGGGCGTGTGAGGGCTTCTGTGAGCGTTTCTACAGCCTTTTTACCGGCTGGGTTGCTGGTAGCCCATTTCATTGCTTCTGTGACTGCTGCACGGCTTGCTGAGCCTAGTGGGACGCCTTGTGTGGTGGTGAGTGCGTCGCGTACTAGTGCTTGTACGTTTTGTAGGTCTAGGTCTCCGCCTTTGCCTACTTCTTCGATGATGCGTCGGGTGGCTTCTGCTACGTTTTGTAGCTGGATGTTTTCTAAGCCTTTTTTGCTGTTTAGGATGGTGGATGTGATTGCGTCTGGCCCGGCTTCACGTAGTACGATGCGTAGTGCGTCGGTTGAGGTGAGGTGGATGGTGTGGATTAGTCCAGCGGTCTTTTTTGCTTTGGCTGAGATTAGTGGGATTCCGGCTAGGCGTAGGGTGCCTTCCATTAGGGTTGCGCGGGCGATGTATTCTCCGGCTGCAGATCTGGTTAGCTCGGTGGTGAGTCCTCGTGCTTTACCGCCTTTTAGTGCACGTACTTGGCCTGCAATACGGGCTTGTCCAGACGCTAGAGCATACTGGTTCATGGTGTTGAGGTGGATTGCTTCACGTTCGTATGCTACGCCTTTTTTGGCTGCTGATACGAGTCCGCTTACTGGTACAAACTCTTCGGTCATTTTTTTGATCGATGGGGTTTGAATGCGAGAGATTAGTGTTTCTACGCCGATTCCTGCTGATTCTGCACGCATTGCGACTTCGTAGGCACTGGTTGGTGCGTTGGCGGTTCGGCCTAGTTCTTCAGCGTATGCACGAATTTCGGCTTGTTCTTTTTTGGTTAGCTTTTTACCCATTGATAGGGTTTCGACTACTAGTTCGACAGTTGTTCCTGCTACGTCGATGCTACATTTGCTAGCCAATTAGATCTCCTAGTTCGGTCTTTAAAGCGTACTGGTCTCGACAATAATCGTCGACTTGTCGTAATGCTTCATCAGAGAAGTTTATCACGGCTTCTTGCACAGTTTTAGAGTCTAGTTTTTCTACAGCTTTCATAAAGTCTGCTGTGGATCCGGACACGGTTGAGAAGAGTCGGAAGGTTTGTACGCCTACTGATTCAATTCTAGCACTCTGTTCGATACCAGCGATCACTTCTTCGAATCTTAACGCTGCACTGGTTTTGAAGAGTTTAAAGATTTCTTCAGGGGTGGCGTCTGCTGCTACCTTAATGTTTAGGTCGCGTAGAACAGAGGTGAGTAGTTGCGCTTGCTCTGGCGAAGCTTGCATTGCTTTTGCTACGTCGGTTGACTCTGAGATTGATCGGATGCCTTCACGGACTGCTTCTAGGACACCTAGTTGCTGTGAGCCTTCTCCGGTTTGTGAAGCGTATGGGGATCCCGGTTTGGCTTGTTGGCGTCCGAACCATGCGTTGCCTTCAGTGTTTTGGATATTTACACGTGGGGCATAGATTGGTTCGCCAGTTTTAGGATCGTAATCTACGACCTTTGGGGTAGCATCTTTAATCTTTGAAGGCGATTCCGTTCCACGTTCTACACGGATAGGGTAACCGGTTGCTGGGTCACGCATAACTTCTAGTTCTTTACTAGTTTTACGTCCAACGTTTTCTAAGACTGGCAGACCGCTTCTAGGGTTAACCTTTGCAGGGATGTAGTATTTTCCACGCTTAAGCTTTGAAAGGTCTTTTAGTGCACGGGTGCCACCGGCTGCAAGAAGTTTTGCGTGTGCCATGGTTTTGATGCCACCGATCTTCATGATCTTTCTGGCAAGTTCGTCAATGGTTGCGCTGCGGTCTAATAGGCCGATCGGACGCTTTTGAGCAATGTTGGATAGCTTCTTAATGTTGGTTACTAGGAACTCTTGTAGAGTTGCTGGGATGTAACTGTTTTCGAGCAGGACTCGCTTGCCACCGATCTTTACGGCACGTGCTGGACCGCCAAGGTTTTTAGTTTCATTTACGCGCCATAGGTTTTCGATTAGTTTACCTAGGGTTGTGCGTGGTTGGCCGTTGTGGGTGGTGATGGTTCCTGCTGGAATGTTTGATGGTAGTTTTCCACCGTTTTTGATTAACCCGTCAGCGAACATGTAGTATAGGTCGTCGCCTAGGTCATTGATTTGACCTTGCCAGATTTCACGTTCGGTTAGCTCGATCTTAGCAATAGTGTCCGCGTTGCGGGCGCGGAATGCTTCCCAGATTTGATCTTGTGCTTCACGCTGTTTTGTTGATGAGTGGCGTGCAGTTAGTTTCTTTTTACCCATCGCTAACTCTAGGTCTTTAGAGTTGGATAGCAGTGGATCGTTTGGGAAAAGGCGACGTAGTTCTTCTACAGCAAAGTCTGGCTCTGCGTAAACTTTACGACCAGAGGTCCATTCGCCCTTAACTTTTGTAAGGTTTTCTGACTTGCCTCCGGAGACCCCCCAGAAGGTTGGGACGAATGGTTTAATGTTTTCGGCTGTGCGTCCTTCAGCTTTTAGGCCGGCTACGATTAGCGGTGTAGCGTCTACTTGGAAATCGAGCAGCTGGATTAGTGCGCGTGCTGCTTTTGACATTGCTGTAGTGTTTTCGTCTACGTTAGTAGTTTCTTGGGCTTTACGAATGATACCTAGTAGCGATATCGTGTCGTTGCGGTTGATTTTGGCTAGGGCTGCACCAGCTTGTTCTGGTGGTAGTAGCATTGCCGATTTCTTTGCTTCTGCTTTAACTTTTTGAACCCATAGTCCGCTGTTAGAGGTTTCAGCTGCGTTGAGCAGGTCAGCGTTTACAGCGTCTAGGGCTTTAAGGTTTGTTGCTTCGTCTGCTCCGGCAAGCGCCATTTCTGGATCGAATAGTGCTTCTGGTCCGTAATATCCGGCTAGGTTTTCGATGGCTTGGTCGCCAGTAACAAAGTCTTTAGTTTCTTTGCTGTTTGCAATGTTGGATAGTCCAGTATCGAATGCGGTAGCGTATTTGGTGCTTGAAGGCTTTACGATTGCTTGTTCGATAAATCCGAATAGGTTTGCTAGCTCTTTGTGTGCATCTGATCCCGGCTGTAGGCCTTCTTCAGTTTGTAGGATGTCCCTCAAAGGCTTTTCCATTGCCTTGATTTGCTCTGCAGTGTATTCAAGCTGCTTGGTCGGGGTCGATATACGTCCTAGGTTCCATAGTAGGGTGTCTGCGAAGTCTACTAGGCGTTCTCCAACGGCACCGATGAACGAGTTGCTCTTTAGTCCTAGTTCGTCTAGGAAGGCTCGTTCGTTTGGTGTGATGATGTATTCGTCGGGGAGGAAGCCTGCTTTTTGTTGTGCGAAGCTGTAGCGCGCATCATCGCCTAGAGGCTTGGATGGGTCAAAGCCGTATCCTTCGGTGTTTCTCCATGAGTTTTGTCCACGTGTTTCGGTGGTCATTGCTTTACGTGCTTCGGTGGAGAACATTTGGGAGTGGGACACCCATGCTGCTTCTTCGCCGTCTTGTGCTACGCCACGTCCTGAGGCTGCGTGTCCGAAGAAATCGTGCACTGCACGGAACATGTTGTTTTCTTCAACAGATAGCAGCGGGTGTGGGTCTAGTGCGAAGTCTGGTGCACTGTCGCGGACGGTTAGGTGCTTGTTCTCTAGGATGTCCTGCATGAAGAGTTTAGAGTCAGGGACGCTTTGGCCAAATTCATTTATGACGTTGTATGGGTCAGTTCCAGAGAAGTCGACCTTAATGCCTAGGTCTTCAGTCATGTACTTGTACTGGTCGCGTACTTCGTCTGCTAATGCACGGTAAGCACGGATCACTGCAGGGTTAGTTGGATCGCTAACCATGTCTTCATAGGCTTTGGCGATACGGGCTGCGTCCGGGGAGGCTTTGATTGCTGCGAAGTCTGCTGCTACTGGTTTGATTCCGCGGGAGTCTAGGTAGGCTTGCTTCATCGCACCTACTTGTTCACGAGAAGCTTTATTGATCGATGGCAGGTCTAGTTGGTTTGCTACTGTTTCATCGACAACGTTGGCATCTTTTGTGATTGGTGCTTTTTGCTTACGCTTAGTAGTGGTAGCTACTTCTTTAACTTTTTCTACAGTTTGCTGTACAGGGGTGTCGGTTACTCCCGGAGTTGCGTCAATGACGTCTTGTGGGGTTTGGTTAGGCTGAGTTGAGACTGCATCTTCCTGAGCCTTGGTTACGACTTCTTCAATGTTTTGGTCTGCGCGTGTAACGTCTTGTACGGTAGTTTCGGCTTCGCTAACTACCTTAGGTAGTTTGGTTCCGATTAGGCTTACAGGGTTATCGATAATGTTTGTGCCGTTGCGCTTAGCTTCTTTACGTGCAGCCTTAGCGAGTTTAGCGTTGTATTTATCGGTACGTAGCTGAGCAAATGCTTCAATGTTTCCTTGCTTAACACCTTGCAATAGGTTGTTGAATGCGTCGCCGGAGAGCATGTTGATTTTGCTACCGGTTTGTTGGAACCATCCTTTTCCTGCAGCGTCTGGAACGTTTTGGATTGCTTTGGAGATTCCGGATCCGCCGATTTGTTCGGCTGCTTTTCCGGCTTCAGCGAAGCCTGCTTTGGAGAGTTGGAGTCCGGCTTTGTTAGCTGCTGATGCTGCTTTAACTCCGGCAGCGGTTCCCTTGGCTCCAGCGGTGATTGCTCCGCCACCGATTAGCCATGTTGGGTCTAGGATGATGTCTAGGGCTAGTCCTCCTGCTGCTACTGCTGCAGGGTCTGAGTTTGGGTTAGCGTCTTTAAGGTTGTCTGCCCATGTGCGCTTTTCTTGGATACCTTTACCGGCTGCACCGAATAGACCTCCTTCTACGCCGAAGAAGTTTGATCCCGGTAGCATACCTAGTAGGTCTCCGCCTACGTTTGAGAAATCACCCTTGCCTAGTTTATCGAAGCTTTCTCCCATGCGTTGAACTAGACCGGCTACGGCGTAGGTTCCAGAGGATAGGGTGTCGATGATTCCTTGGCCAAGATTCCAGTCAGGCTGCTTTTGATTACCACCGGTTACGTCGGTTTGGAGGAATTGACTTGGCGCATTTAGTTGAGCTTGTGCGCCAACTGCTCCTTGCGCACGCTTTGATGCTAGACGGGAAGCAACGCTTTGAAAGTACGCGTCAAAGTTAGGGTTAGTAGCCATGCTTCTAGTTTACCGTAGAAGACTACTATTTACCTAGCCCAGCGTTCCAAAGGTCCTGCAAAAGCAGGTTCAAGGATGGAGTGGTTTGAAGCATTTTAGCGTTCTCTGGGCTGGCTTTAGCAAAAGCATTAATTGCTTCCATAGCGTTCATTGGTTTACCGGAGGTTGGACCGGTAAGATTTCCTGCTGTTTGAATCCAGTTGTAGAAAGCGTTGTGTGCGCCAACTGCTGCTGCAGCTGCAGCTTGATCGTTTGCTCCATATTGTGAAACCCATTTAGCGAAAGCGCCTTCAGGTTTGTTGGCATCGATCTGACCTTGCTCATACTGGTTGATTAGACCAGCAATCTGTAGCTGGAATTGAGCGTTGGCTTGAGAAGCTTGTGCTTGTGCAGCAGCTTGCTGTGCGAGAATGTTTTGTTCACGTCCGCTAATATCGCGTAGGTATGCGTCGCGAGTGGTTCCTAGGTCTGAAAGTGCACTGCTTTGGTCTGATCCGTAGCGTTGAATTTCGTCTTGGATTGCTTGCTCACCGATTGCTTGGTTGGTGAGGCTGTTGCTACGTGAAATTTCGGCTAGGGCTGCTTGGTCTGCTAGTCCAGCTTCGGATGTTTTTGTTGCAATGTCTCCGGTGGCTGATGCTGCAGCGATGTCACCTAGTCCAAGTTCTGCTCGTGCACGGTTTGCTGCTTCAAGACGAGCTGCTTCAGCGTCGCGGGTTTGCGCAGCGTTGGCTGCGGTTTGCGCAGCTACGCCTTCACGTCCGGCTGCTTGAAGTTCACCATATTTAGGGATGTCTGCTTGGCGCGAAGTCGTTAGGTTGCCGAACATGGTTTTAATGTCTGCTCGGTTTTCCTTGTAAGTCTTGTTTACGTTTGCTCGTTCTTTATTGATCGAGGCTAGGGCTGCGCCAAAGTTTCCGCCACCGCCAGCACCTTGCTCAAGTAGCGATTTGAGCATGTCTAGGTAGGTTACGTCAGCTGTTCCAGTTTGGTCGTATCCCGGATTACGATAGTTAGTTGGAAAGTCTGGACCGTTTGGGTTGTAGTTAGCGTATGGCATTGATGGAAGATCGGATAGCTTGATTGCTCTAGGAACGCTTGGACCGATCATAGTGCTACCGATTTCGTCTTGGGTTGGGCCGGCAGCATTCCAGTCTACGGTTTTAGCTGGTGACTTCCACCATTGGTTGACGGCAGCTCCGGCTACTGGAAGGTACTTGTCCAGACCGAAAGGAAGCATAGTTCTTCCTAGTAGTCCCCAAAAGTCTTGGCCGTTTCCGCCGTTTGGTTGCATGTTAGACATTAGAATTTAACCTTTCCAGCAAGCCAAGCGTTGCGGGCTTCTTGTAGAGCTTTAGAACGTGCGATCTGTCCTTGGTCGGTGCTTAGCCAGTCAAACTCTGCAGTTTGCTTTACTGGGGCGTTAGGGTCAGTGCTAGTTTGTTCGAGACCATACTGCTTTAGGCGGTCAGCTTTAACTGCTTGAGTGTATGGGTCAGTGATTTGTTGGCGTTGCTGTTCTTGCATGCTTTGCATTTGCGCTGCAGCTCCGCGTTCTTTACCGGCATAGCCACCGCTTCCTAGCATGCCACGCATAGCGTATTGGGCTGCTAGGCGACGTAGGGCAGTGTTGGCGTCAGTGTTGAATTGGCCTAGCTGTCCGCTAGTGTTGTCGGTTCCGTAAATGTTTTGGCGAAGCGTGTTGAGGCGAGTGTTTTCAGCGTTTTGTGCTGAACGCCATTCAATTGAGTAAGGGTTGAGGGCGTCACGGTAGTATCCAGTTTTTTCTAACTGGACGTCGGTAGGTTCTGCTTTAGCCATTAGTTACCCATCCTTAGAGCGTTAGAGTTTGCGTATGCACCGTTTTGGGTGGCTTTCATTTTGGCTAGTAATGCGTTGCGACGTACTTTACGTTTACGGTCGCGTTCTGCATATCCGGCTTTATCTACTGGCCCCATGGTAGGGTTGTAGCGTCCACCGCCGTACACTTTTGCACCGGCAGCGAACTCGTTGAAGCTTGGTGCACCAAAACTTGCCATTACGCTACGCCCTTAGTCATTTTAGCCTTCACACCGATCATTGGTGTGATGCTGAAGATTTGTGCTGGCGACGTCTCGGCTGTACCATCACAGTTAAAGTATACCTCAAAATATGCTCGACGGAAACGAACACTGTGCTCAAGTTTTAGCAGAGATCGTTGAGGGGAGCCTTCGTTGATGCTTCGTACAGTTTCTACGTATGCGTCTTCTGATAGGATTTTGTCCCACGTGCGTTTATCTAAATCATCCCATGTGGCTGTAGATAGTTGATCCCATGATCGAGCTGCTGAGGATGCAGCGATTGAGGTTACTCGTGCTGTGATATCGCCGTCTGCTGCTAGATCGATAGCCCACCAGTATAGTCGTTTCCATTCGACTGGGGTTTCAAAGTCGTAGATGCGAGTTTTCATGTGGCATACGAATTGTTCGGATCCGTTGCTTGCGATTGGTTGATCTTCAATACGGTATAGTTTTGGTGCAGTTGATGAGATTTCTGCTGTTGTTACTAGGCCCCAGTCATATTGTAGGTGGTTTGGTCCGGGTGGGGTTTGCGAGAATACTGCAGCGTTTGTTGTGGATTCCCATTGTGACCATGTTCCGGTTAGTAGGTTTAGAACATAGATGCTTCCGTAGAAGAATATGATTGCTCGATCTCCAAAGACTGAGATTGAGTGTGGGAATAGTAGGTTAGCGTTGTCTGCTTGCGAAGCGTCTTGGAAACGGATCTTTTGCGAGTTTAAAGGTGAAAATTGTCCGTTAAGGAATTTGTATACGGTGGTGTCGTCGAATACTACGTAACCGTTTTGGTATGGGGTTACACAGTATTTGTTTTCAGCGCCGATTCCTTTTTGTACTAGCGATAGTACGCCTTCTTCTGGCAGGTCGCTGTAGGTGTAGCTGTAGGTTGATCCGTCTTTGAAGATCCATAGGCAGCTGTAGTCTGGGATGATGCGTGAGATTCCGGAGCCGTCTCCGTAACCTACTTGAGCTACGGAGTCTATGTTCCAGTCCCATACGGAGCTTCCGGTACCGATTGCGGTTAGGTCGCTCCAATACATTTTAGTATTGTTGGTGGTGTCGGATACTCCCCATCCGAAGAAGCGTTCGCGGAATACCATTAAGCCGTCTAGGGCTGGCATGCTAGTAATTGCTGTGGCGGTTTCTGTGGCTGGGTTGTAGCGTAGTCCACCAGTGGTTGCTTTACATAGTACGATTTCGTAGGCGTGTTGAACGAACCCAGTTGCTCGGTGGTCCCAGATTTGCGTCCATGCTGGTTCGGTTGCGTCAATGTCTAGAATGTAAGTTTTTGTTCCGATTGCTGCTACTAGCCAACGTTCTTCATTTACGGCGTTGAAGTAGCCTAAAATTTCTAGATTGTGTTTTGGGCCTGAGCTTCCGGAAACATATTCGGTTGGGATGGCTGGTAGGGTTGATTCTACGATTGCTGGGCGTGAGGTTAGCGCACCGGTTGGGGTGAACTCCATGTTGATTAGATATGGTACTTCTGTTTGCCCGATTGATGATGGATCCCAAAAGTTGTTTAAACCTCCGGAGAAGTCTTTTAGGCTGACTTCTCGTGAACGGGCTTGTTGTAGTTGGTATTGGGATTGGGTGTTAAATTCAAATGCGGAGAAATTAGGCACGGTGGTCGTCCGGATCTGGCATCACTTGCACGTAAAGATCGATCTGTGAGATGTTCTCTTTCATGCTAAGCCTGTTCAGTCCGTCTCGGAATTGTCCTAGTTTGTATTGTGCAGCGATATAGTTTTCGTCTAGCTCTAATGCTTGACTCATGCAGTAGTTGACTAGTTCGTTTAGGTATCGGTCTGGGATGCTGAGAATTGTGACGCTGTTGATTGCGGTTACCGGTGACGGCATTTTCACGTATTCTAGCTTTAGACCGTTAGTGAAGTTTTTGTTTGGTGTTGGGTAGAAGGTGATGGTTCCTGAGCGTTCGTACCAGACTTCAGGAATTTCAGCTGTAGCTGCTTTATTTGGGTCTTGGGCTAGGATGTATTCACGGTATTCTTGTGGCGACAGGTTTTTAATTGGTCGTCCGTTTACATAGATTGCTTCAATGTATTGAACTTTGTCACTTGGGAAGCTGTAGTCTGAGGTCCCTGCTGTTACGTCCGCAAATTTGGTTGCCTTTAGAATGGCATTGTTGTTGACGATTTCTTGTTGACCGTCGTTGATCCAGTTGAGGAGTACGGTGTCTTCAATTTGCGCTCCGGAGGTGTCTCCGAAGAGTGCACGGATACGATCAGCGACGTCACGGGTTGTTTTTGTAAAAATTTCGGCTGGCATTTACTTGCGCAGTACCTTTCCTTCGTGGCGGTATTCGTGCTTTTTAGACTTCATGATAGATTTCATGACGTCTTTTTTCTCCTCTAAATATTCTAACTCACGTTTGTGGTTTAATGCCTTTTCAGCCATTTCTAGGATTTGTAGGCGGTTTGCTTTAGAGTTTGGATTGTTGTTGTCGTTGTCGATCAGCCATGCAACTAGTCGTGCATCAATTTCTGATTCTGCTAGTGTGCGGATAATGTATGGAACTGTTAGGTTTGGTTCGTCGACTAGTGCGTATGGCTTGTTTGGATCGAAGCTTGGGTGTCCCGGTTCGAGTCTAAGTAGACGTACTGTTGGGTAAAGGTCACGGATTACTGCTGCTACTCTGCGCTGGTATTCGTGGTGTAGTCCGTCAATGCGGTCGAATGAAATGTAATCTGCCATGAGTCTATTATACCGGGTAAAGAGAAACCCGGAGTCAGACGAGACGGGATCTGACTCCGGGTTTCTTAGTTGTTACTTCTCAGCGATGTTCGATAGAACTGCGTGAGCGTTACGACGGTAGGTACCGAGCTGGCTGTACTGGAAGATACGAGCTTCGTATGCGTCGGTGTCTGCAACACGCGACCACATCGAACCATCGCGGTCCATCCAAGACCAGTCCTTCTTGCGGTTAACCACGATCTCCTTGCTCGATAGAGCGTAGAGAGTACCGGCAGGGGCAGCGTAGTCCGAAACGAACTTGATTGGCTTACCTACGGCTTCGAAAGTGAACGAACGCTGACCACCCTCAAGGGTTGCACCGTTGGTGAACTGACGTAGACCGGTTAGTAGGTCCCAGTAAGCGTTGAATACACCCGGCGATGCTAGGAATACGTCAACGTCGCCACCCTTCTTGTCAACCTTCTGAACTAGGTTGATAAGAGCGAGCTCGGTTAGGGTTCCCGGAGTACCTTCGGTACCTAGGGTCTCTACGGTCGACTTCCAGATTGGGTACTCTGCAGGGTCGATTTCGTGTAGTGGGTCGGTGTCGTTAACTAGTGCAGCTAGACCGGTCCACTCCTTACCGTATGAGTTGGTTCCGTTCGATGCGCGAACTAGGATGTCGCCAGCGCCTACACCCGAACCAATGGTTCCGGTTACGGTGATAGCTACAGCGTCCTCGTCGATCGATACTACCTCTAGGTGGCCAGAGCCGTTAGCCTTGGTACCGCCCGGTAGGTTGATAGCGTCTAGGGTCATACCCTCTTGGAACCAGTGAACCGAGTCAACGGTGATTACTTGGCTCGAAACGCTTACAACGGTAGCGATCTTTCCGGTGCCGTCGCCGTAAACCTGACGGTTTAGGTCAACTGCTAGGTCCTTCTTTAGACCACGGATTTCGTTGTCGACTACGTTGATGAAGGCTTGGTAGTCTTCAGCAGCCTGCTCGAATAGCTGACCGTCTACCTCAATCGAACCGTATAGGTTGGTTAGGTATAGGTGAGCTTGCTTGTACTTTTGTGCACCAGCGGTAGGTAGTACTTCGCGAACGCCACGAGCACCGATACCTTGGTTACGTCCGATGTGGGTGTCGAAGATTACTTCGCGACCGTTACGGGTGATGTGAGCCGATGAAGCTTCGATTAGCTGTAGCGCAGGGTTCTTGTCGCGTAGCTGCTCGTGAAGGTCACCGTACACTAGCTTGATCGCATCAGATGCGAAAGTCAGAATTGACTGTCCAGCCATTGTATTTCCTCCTCAGGAAAATAGGTTAGTTAATAGGGAAAATGTGCGAGCGCACCGCGTCCTACGCCCTGACCTCGCGAGAGGCTGTACTTAGACAATTCAAGCGTATCATGTTTCACGTGAAACGTGAAGAACCCCGGACCTTTGGAATCCGGGGTTCTTATTTAAGGGTTAAAGCGAATTAGGAGACTGCTTCTGGTTCTGCGCAAACAACTGCGCTAGCATTTCTCGCTTGCCCTTCTCATCCTTAGGCACTTGTACGCCTTCGAATGGGATTCCGCCTCCAGCACCTAGAACTACTGGAGCTGCGGAAGCTTGAGGATTAGCGCCGTGGCGTTGGAAACCTACACCGGTAATCGAGACTAGCTTCTTGGCTGCGTCAATAACGGAAAGGTCTTCACCACGTGCAAGGCCGGCTTCCATCAACTCGATGATAGCGATCTCTTGCTGCTGAGTAACCTGATACACATCACGTAGACCAGCAAATTCGTTTTCGATCTTTGCGTACTCTGCGTCAGTGTCTCGCTGTAGCTGCTGCGCACTTAGGTATTCGTTCATCTGGTTGAGCTGGTTGCCCTGCTCTTCAAGCTGCTTGCGTACTGCTGCTGGAATGTCGCTGTCGTCTTCGTTGAAGAATCCATCTTCATCCATCATGTCTGCAGCAGCTTGCTGTGCTTCAGCCTTCAACAAGCCTTGCTGCATTAGTGCAGCAGTTAGATTCTCGTGGATCGTTAGAGGATCTTCAGAGATGGCCTTAGCTAGCTGAATGCTTTGCGATAGATAGTTTGGATCGATCTGGTTTTCAACAAACTCCTTATATGGAGTGTACTTTTCAATCTGCTGCTGGTAAGCCTTATCCTGTTCCTGAAGGAATGGGATAACCTTCTGGTGCCATGCTTCAGGAATTTCAGCGAGTAGCTTTTCGTGAGCAGGGTGTGGCTTAAACTCTGGAGCTTCTTCCTTCTCAAACGAAGGTAGCCGCAGGGAATCGGACTGTTCTTCAGGTGCATCCGGCTGGACTTCTAGTCCGTCGATGCCCGTCTCTTCTGTTGACATGTTATCCTAACTGTTCTTGTGTCATACCGGACTGGTCAGTTGGTGGCTGATCAGTTGGTTGTTGTTGTGAGTCTGCTGCACCAGCCGTAGGTGGTGCCATCATACCCATTTGTTGCAGCATCATTTGATTCTGCAAAGCATTTTGGTGAATAGCGATGTGCTTCTGGAACTCGGCCTTAACCTCTGGAGGTAGAAGGTCGAACGACTGGCTCTTGCGGAAACGGTTGTGAACCTCAACGTGTACAGCATGGTTATCCCAGTCGTTAACAGGAATAACTGGAGTAGGCTCAAGCGGTACCGGTTGTCCGTCTGGACCAACTTCGCCCGGAACAAACTTGTCTGCGTCGCCACGTTGAATACCAATCTCCCAGTCAGTGTAGTGCTGCTGGATTTCTTCAGCGGTTAGCTTCTTCATGGAGAGGTTTTCGCGTTGTGCTTGGTTTTCGTCGATCTTGATTAGGTTGTAGTACTGCTTCAGCATACCCATTTCAAGTACACGTAGACCGTCTTGTGGACTGATGAAGCCCATCTTCATCCATTCAGTGATGAGTGCTTGACGTGCAGACTTGGAAGTAGGTAGCGCGGATCCGGACTCTACTCGAATATCCGTGCCTGAGGCAATGTCTGCTCCTGAGAGCATGAGTGCGTCGAAGGATCCGTCGCTACCTACAGTCTTGATGAGACGCTCAGATTGTACATATTGTACGAATAGGCTGAGCGATTGACGAGCAAGCTTTTCAATGGCTGCTTCAATAGAGTTGAATACAGTTGTTAGATAGGCGTCGTCTCGTTCACCGAGGTAGGCGATAGCGGTTGCAGCGGTTAAGCCCGGTGCAGTGCTTCCCTTCGAGATTTGGTGCTGACCTGAAATGTCTTCAAAGTCGGATTGTAGCTGTTGAACTTCGTTAATAACGTAGTTCGGTAGTGGCTGGATGGGTACAGGGGTTGGGTATTGGAAGCCGGGACGGACTGGGATCCAGATACCTGCACGTGCAGAGATCTTTCGTGGATCGACCGATCCTTCTTGATACATCATCTGTGGCTTAGACATTAGGTTCTTTGCGTGGATGATTTGCGAACGAACACGGTTGTATTCGCGCTGCAGTGGGATCAAGTTTTTGATTACGGAACGACGGTAGAATTTTCCAGTCGGGATTCCTTGGATGTGGGCGATTGGGTATTCACCGTGTGCATATGGGATGCCTTGGTCGGTGTATTGTACGATTTCGCTGTCGACGATGGTTACTAGTCCACCGTTAGGTAGCCATGAGCAGCCTCCCGGCTTAGCCCACATTTCAATTACTAGTACACTGTCTGGACGTGCAGAGTCGACTCCGCGTAGGTCCATGAGTGCAGCATCAGCGATTTCGCTTGATGAGACTTTAGTTGGAGTGAAGTTCTCTGGAAGTACATTCTTGAACGTTGATTTTACCCATTGTTCGCTCTTGGTGTAGACGGAGAAAATGTATGGCTGCTTTTCTAGGTCTTCTTCGGCTAGGTCTGGCACGAATAGGTGGAATGGTGATAGTACTTCAAAGCTTACGTCGCCCTTGTCGGTAACTTTTTGGGTTACGATCTTTTCGCCAGTTAGTGGGTCTACATCAGTTACTGGAGTTTTGATAGCTACGCTAGGGTCCCAGATTGATTTGATGAATCCGTTTCCGGTGATGGCGCGCCACCATTCAGCGTGTTGTAGTACACGGGATTGGAAGTTGTTTTTGTCGTAGATGGCTTGCCAGACTTGTTCGGCAGCGTTTGCTGCTAGCAGGTCGTCGTCGTCGTTGGATGCTGGTACTACGGATGCTGATGGCTGTCCGGAAGTAGTTTTTGCGATCTCGGTTCGAATGATTGGTTCGATACGGTTGACGGTGATACGTGGTAGCTTAGCTTGGTTTGGTTCTTCGGATAGGGTTTCTTTACCGTTGAGCGTGATCCAGTCGTGGTATTGCTGACCGTTGTAGAATGCTAGGTTGATGTACCATTCGTTTTCGTCGGTCTTACGGTTGGTTTTGGCTTTCTGGTATTCGGCCTTAACCCAAGCAACTAGTTTGTCTGCTTCTTCCTTTTTCTTAAACTTGTTAAGTAGGGATTCGTCAGTGATGGCCGATGGGTCGATTGGTGTGGCGATCTTCTCCAAACCGGTCATGTCGGTTTCGAGTGCAGCATTCAGGTCGAAGCTAGTCTTTTTTGCCACGTTAATCCTCTAGGTCTTGTTGAGCTACTTTCCAAGCAGCGTCCATACGTTTTTCTGCGTTCAGGAGTTCTTCAAATTCTTCTCCCGGCACATATGGTCCATTATACACCCCAAATGCTTCAGGTTCAGGGGTTGCTGCCTGAAGCATTTGGTATGCGATTGGTTCCTTACTTGCTAGAAGGTTTAGAGCTTGTGTAAGGGCTCTGTTTCTTTCCTTCTCCAGTTTTAAGTTTGTGTTGCTCATCTCGCTCAAGACGGTCAGCGCTGGTTTTAGGACGTGCTTGTTCCACATGATCATCGCTAGCAGCGATAGCAGCCAGATCAGTAGCAAAATCAGCGAGGATAATAGAGACATCTTGTTGGACCTTTCGAAGTAGGGCTGGCACTGCATCAAGCTGCGCTAGCAGAGTTTTCTTTTCTTCTGAGAGAACTTCTACCATATCGGTATATTTAGTTTTTAGCATATAGCCGGCACCGTGAGCTACATCACGTAGGCAGTCTTCGCATAGGTAGGAGACTTGGTTTGTGCCTCGTACTGTGCCGAGTGCCCATAGGTTGTTTACGTTTGAGCAGGAGAGGCAGATTCCGGGATATGGTGCGCCGGCTTTAAAGAAATGGAATTGACGTCCGTTAATCATGGTTATCCTTCTAGTTCGCTTATAGAGCCGGAGCCTCTCCAACTGCTACCCCAGTCGTCCGAAAAGTCGGTGTCTGGGAGTGGCGTAACTGGATGGAACGTCTCTTTGAATGTGTTATGAAATTGTTTCCTAGATGATGCTGGATCGTCACGATCCGGTGATAGATCATCTAAGAATGTCATTGCATACTTAAGAGCATCATAGCAGTGATTATCCTTATCTCGGATATCTTCTAGCTTATTGTTCATTTCAGCAATTTTTGGTGAAGCCCACTTTTTCCATTTTAGCTTAGGTAATTCGGCTATAAGGTGTGGGCAGTCGTCCGTAATCATAAGGTATGGACGTTTGCTTTTCTTGTTAGGTTTCATGTATTGGCGGATGCGTTCCAAGCCGATACGACGGTCTTTAGGGATCATGTCTACCGCAATATAGATGCCAGCTTTTTGGTATTCGTGCTGGATGCTAGTGCCGGTGTGTTCTTTGGTTTGTTTGATGGCTGGGTCACCGGTTGTGAGCCAGACTTCTACACCGTATTCGTCTTGGATTTCTCGCGTGATTTTGTTTACGATTTCGGCATGTTCAGCTACAGTCTTTTTGGCTGCATAGTGTTCGCGAAATACGGTTACGTTATTGTCTACGTCGACGGCCATCCATAGCCATACGGTTGGGTTGGTGTATCCAGAGTCCATTGTACGGATGATACGCATGTCTGGTGTTGGTTTGAAAACACCTTTGCCAAGACAGTGTGTGATTGGCGAGAAGTCTGGGAATACGGCACCGCCAAGGTGTACGTATTGACCCTTGGAGCGAACTTCGCGTTCTTCCTCTGGTAGCATGTCCAAGAATTTTTCGATAGCTTCGCGGGACAGGGTAGGGTTGTCTTCCATTGAAGCTTCGACAATGCCGATGTTCTTTTTACCTTCTTTGGCTGGCATGTAGATGTCGTCGAAGATCCATTCCATACCTTGTACCGGGGTTTGTGACATCCACCATACACCGGCCGTGTCGACTAGACGTGCGAGACATTCACGGAAAACTGTTTGTGGGCATTCTTCGTCGAAGTGGATGAAGTGTCGGGATGAACCAGCGAACTTGTCGAGGTCCTGATCTTGCGACATGAACTCGACGAACGATCCATTGTTTAGTGTTAGAACGTGGCGTTCTTTAGAATATGACTGGTCCCAGCTGCCGTTGATTAAATATTTTTTAGGTAGCCATTGTTTATATAATGGCAGGATAATCTTGTCGACACCGTTTAGGAAGTCAACGGCTACGACTCGTCCTCGTATTGGTTCGTTTGGGGTTTCACGATACGGATGAGTATGGGTGAGCCACCAGATTGCCTCAATAGTAGAGCCAAGTGACTTACCAGATCGGTTTCCTCCGATATAAAGTCGATCTGGGCTTGGATGATTGTGGAAGAGTAGTTGCTTCTCGGAAGGAACATAATCGTACAGATTTGGCTGGTGGGATGCTTCTTGAAGCCCCTCGCCCAGCCGTCGAAACGCCTCGGTAATATCAATGTTATCTTTAGCCACGTATTAATTCTACTAATTCTTCGAGGGTTAGGCGAACCACAGCGTCGTAAGGATGATCAAGGTAAGTACGAAGATACATGAGGTCACCCAGTCTCGCATACGCCCACCACTTTCCGGACCTATCAGCGCTAAAACCAGAACGCTGAGTAACGAGAAAGCCAAAATTTGCATCAGCATTGCGTCTCTCTTTCTGTGCTTCTTCAAACCATTTTAATACTTGTTCGTGGGAAGCTCCTTTAGCCATTTTACCACCCTTAACTTCGAACACAATAAGTCCGTGAGTGGAACGTAGCCAAACATCGCCTTGGTCTTCTGATCCGGTAAGCACGTTTCTATGTGCTTCGAGTGGTGTGTATCCGCTTCGTAGTAGCTGTTTACGTACACCGGTTTCAGCTGCCGTACCAATCTGTTTTGCTTTGCTCATTGTTACTCCTCTTGGTTTATACTAATATATATGTCTTGGTTTCAGAATTTTGATTCTTCATCTAACCCTGCTAGCGTACAGCCTAGTGTGGATTCTGTGCCTGCGCAAGACGTTAATAAACTTCACGAAAACTCTGATGTTGACTCTAGCGAGATAGCTCAACACCATACGCTTGGTATTTTGAGAACTCAGGCCAGTCCGGGTGATCACGTGCATGATGGCAAGTCGTCTAAGCGTATCAAGTTTAGTGATATTGAAGGCGGTTGGATGAACATTGATGGTGGGATTCCTTCTACCATTTACACCCCTATTCCGCATCTTGATGGAGGAGCCGTCTAATGGCCGTAATTATTCAAATCCGTAGAGGTACCGCTACCGAGTGGACTACCGCGAATCCTATCCTTGCAGCTGGCGAGATGGGTGTTGAAACTAATACGTTGAAAGTGAAGATTGGTGATGGTACTACTAGCTGGGTTTCGCTTCCATATTTCACGCAAGGTGCAGCCGGTCAATCTGCGTATGCTATCGCTGTTGCTAATGGTTTTGTTGGCACTGAAGCTGACTGGCTCGATTCCCTCGTTGGTCCTACCGGTGCGACTGGAGCCACTGGTCCAGCAGGTCCTACTGGTGCAACTGGTGCAACGGGACCTGCTGGAGCGACGGGTCCGCAAGGTCCGCAAGGTGTTAAGGGCGACACTGGAGCACAGGGTCCGCAAGGCGTAAAAGGTGACACTGGTTTAACTGGTGCCACTGGAGCTACCGGTCCTGCTGGCCCTACTGGTCCTACTGGTGCGACTGGTGCGACTGGTCCACAGGGACCTCAAGGTGATCAGGGGCCTCAAGGAGATCAGGGTCCTCAGGGTGATCAAGGTCCGCAAGGTATTCAAGGTGAAACTGGGCCAGCTGGTCCTACTGGTGCAACTGGTGCTACGGGTCCACAAGGACCTCAAGGCGTTAAGGGTGATAAAGGCGATACTGGGGCAACTGGTGCAACCGGTCCAACCGGTCCTACTGGTGCTACGGGAGCTACCGGTGCTACTGGTCCAGCAGGTCCGGGAGTGCAAGCTGGAGGAGCTACCGGGCAGATCCTAGCTAAAGCAAGCGCAACAGACTACGACACTCAATGGGTTAACACTCCAGCCCCTACGCTATATGCCGATAGCCCGATCGTGTACAACACTGGAA